GGAGCCAAATCCTTTTCAAGATATCAGCACCTTCAAGAGAAATTTAATTACGGATTATATTCTTGATGGAAATATTTTTATTTATTATGATGGAGTTCACCTCTATCATTTACCCGCCAACAAAATGAATATTCATGCTAGCCAAACTACTTACATTGAAAAATATACATTTAATGAAACAGTAACTTACAGCCCTAGCGAGATTATTCATATAAAAGATAATTCTTTTTATTCCATCTACAGGGGCGTGTCTAGATTGAAGCCTGCTTTAAGAACAATGGTTTTAATGCAGAATATGCGACAGTTTCAAGATAACTTTTTTAAGAATGGAGCTGTTCCAGGATTAGTACTAAAAAGCCCAAATACTCTTTCAGAAAAAATTAAAGAAAGAATGATACAGTCTTGGTCTCTTCGTTATAGACCAGACTCCGGAGGAAGACGTCCTCTTATACTTGATGGCGGTATAGAATTAGACAGTATTTCAAATACTAACTTCAGAGAACTAGACTTTCAGAATGCAATTGCAGAAAATGAAAAGATTATTCTGAAAGCTTTAGGTATTCCACCTATTTTACTAGACTCTGGAAATAATGCGAACATTCGACCAAACATGCGAATGTATTATTTAGAAACTATACTACCTATAGTTAAAAAGTTTCATTTTGGTTTAGAACGATTTTTTGGTTTTGAACTAAAAGAGAATGTTACTGATGTACCGGCTTTGCAACCCGAGTTGAGAGATCAATCTCAATATTACACTGCATTAGTAAATGGAGGAATTATTTCTCCTAATGAGGCAAGAGATCATCTAGGATTTGAGCCAGTAGAGGGTTATGATGATCTTCGAGTTCCTGCGAATATTGCAGGAAGTGCTGCAAACCCTGATGAAGGTGGTAGACCTATAGAAGGAGAAGATACAGATGGCTAGATTACGAGTAAGAAATCAGATTCTACAAGAGATCGGCATGTTTATGCTAGAAAAAGGAAAAGTTCTTGAAAAGCATGACTATGATCAATGTGGAAATGACGTCCCTATTCGGTCTGGTATGGCGCTAAATCATTTTGGTAGCTGGTCACGACTACTTCAAACACTTGAAGGCAGTCTGCCAGATATTTGGGCTGAAATAAAGAAGGCAGAGAATCCTCCGCCTCCACCACCCAAGCCAAAGGCAGAACCTAAGCCTAAGCCCAAAGCTGCGCCAAAGCCTGCTCCGGCAGTTAAAGAAGAGAAGTAATATGGAGAAGATATTTAATCTAACTTCTACTTTCAAGAGTCATGTAGCTGAGGATGGTTCCGCTATGATTCGTGGAATGGCAAGTACCTCCGATTTTGATCGTGCGGGAGATTCAATTTCCCATGAAGCATGGACAAAAGGAGGATTGAAAAATTTCGAAAAGAATCCTATCATTCTTTTCAATCATGATTATGACCGACCTATCGGTCGAGCTACGGGTCTAAAAGTAACAGATAATGGCCTGGAGTTGGAAGCAAAAATTAGTAAGTCAGCACCTGCTAATGTTTGCGAACTAGTAAAAGAAGGCATTCTTGGAGCTTTTTCTGTTGGTTTCCGAGTCAAGGATGCTGATTATATCACGGAAACTGACGGATTAAAGATTAAGGACGCTGAATTGTTTGAAGTATCGGTTGTATCCGTTCCTTGCAATCAAGAAGCTACTTTTTCTCTAGCGAAGTCTTTTAACTCTATGGAAGAGTACGAAGAGTTCAAGAAAACTTTCATTAATAGTGTCGAACTAACGGGTCAGTCTCTGACCAAGGACGAGTCAATAGACTCTAATATGGTTAGTGACGCACCAGATGGAACCGAAGAGGTTCAAAAGGAGACCAAAATGTCGGAAGATGTAAAAACTCCCGAAGTCGACTTGGAAGCTTTTGCGAAAAAGGTAGCAGAAGAAACTGCTGCAAAGATTGCAATGAAGCAGGCCGAGCAAAAAGCCGCAGATGAAAAAGCTGCGCAAGAAGCTGTAGAAAGAGCGGCTGCACAAGCAGAAGCTAAGGCTCAGCAAGAAGAAGAAGTTAAGAGTGCAATTGCAACTGGTATTGAATCAGGTGCTGAAAAGCTTTTGGCGGACGTACAAGAAGATCTTACTAAGCGCAATGCTGATATGGAAGAGACTCTTGCTAGATATAAGAAAGAGCTCGAAGAGAAAGCTGACGAAATCTCTAAGATGCGCGATTCCAAGCGAGTATTTGCTGATCGTGCTGCCAAGTCTGATATTTCAGCTTGGGGTCAAGATTTCTTGAATGCTCACATGTTGGGTGTTATGACTCAAAAGGGTTGGAACACTTCTTATGCACAAGATATCCAGGAAAAAGCTGGTATCGACTATGCAACCAACGCAGGTGACATCGATCAGGAAGTATCTTCTTTGATCGAAAAGGAAATCATGAATGAGCTGAAAGTAGCTCGCATGTTCCGTGAGATCCCTGTAAACGGTAAGTCCACTGTTCTTCCTATCCAGGTAGACGTTGACCCTGCATCATGGGCAACTAACGCTACTTCTGGTAACTTGGAAAACCGGGGCGCCTCAAACGCTACTTACCAGCCTAAGCAAGTTATCTTGAACGCTTATCGCTTGATCTCAAGCACGTTCATGGATAATGAAGTTGACGAGCAAGTACTTGTTAACTTGATGCCTATGTTGGTTGAAGGTGTTGCACGTGCACATGGCCGCGCAGTAGAAGCCGCTATCCTTAATGGTAACGGTACTATTTCTGGCCTTGACGGACACGCAGCAGCAGCCACTGCTAAGCACGACATTGATGGTGCTTCATTAGGCTCAGGCAACTTCTCTACCATGACCGGTGCTACTTTATTGGCAGCACGCAAGGAAATGGGCAAGTATGGCCTGAATCCTTCAGAAGTTGTTTACATTGTAAGCCAAGCCATGTACTACGATCTGTTGAGTGACTCTGCATTCCAGAGCCTCGATGAAGTAGGTACTGAGCTTGCTATCAAGGTGACTGGTACTATCGGTGCAGTCTTCGGATCTCCTGTTGTGGTTTCTGAAGAGTTTGCGGCTGAAGCTGCCGGCGTACCTGTAGCTTTCTGCGTATACCCACGCAACTACGTACTTCCTCGCCTCCGCGGTGTAACTGTTGAGCAGGATTACGAAGTAATGAATCAGCGTCGTGTTATCGTTGCAACCCAGTCTCTGGGCTTCAATGAAATCGTCGCAGGTGCTTCTGGCGACCAGCCTAGCATCAAGATCGATTCAGTAGCTTAATACTAGCTAGCGACCGATGGGGGAGGGCTACCTCCCCCTAGGTTTTTACTAATTAACTTATGTCAAACTTAACAACATTAGCAGAGTACAAAGACGCGGAAGGAATCAATGGTCCCAAGGAGGACTTGCGAATAAATTCCTTGCTTCCGTCTGTAAGTCAATTAGTAAAAACCTACTGCGGTAATTCTTTTATAGATTTCTATAGCAGTAATAAAGTTGAAGATTTTGATATTCACTGGAATACTTATGCAGTACAACTTACTGAAAGTCCAATAGTTGATATCGTTTCAGTACAAGAAAGGGGAGGGTATGATCAAGCATATTCCACACTCACTACTACAAATCATGAATACTATCTTGATACGCGTACCGATAGTATCATTAGAACTAATAAGTCTGGCTCTCGTCTTAATTGGAGCCAAGGTGTTGGTGCTGTAAAAGTAACTTATAAAGCAGGGTATGCAGCACTGCCCGAAGACTTAAAACTTGCCGTTTTCGATTTAATTACTTACTATCTCAAAGATGAGCATAAAGAGCGTAGAACAATGGGTGGAGCTACTATACAAAATCAAAGCTCTACTTCACAAAGAAATAATGTTGCATTTCCTGACCACATTAAGAGAGTTTTAGACTTATATAAAAACTTTTAATGGAAAGTTCTGTAAGAAAAAACTTATCAGCAAAGGTACTTAAAGACCTTAGCTCAAAAGAGAACAGAAAAACTCGTAAGCTATTACAGAAAGCGCGCCCACAACTTCTATACTTAGAAGATTTAGACTTTATAAACGAAACCATATCTGAACTTATAGAAAGAGGCAGAATATCAAAAGATGTTTCGCTTGTAAAAATAGGGGCACAAGAACTAAGTAAAGCCAGAAGTATAGCAAAAAAATACCAAGATAGCTATATTAAAAGAAATAAAAGGTACCCAACAGGCGCCCATGACATAGAAAATACCATGGGGGGTATTCATGTTAAGAATAAGTTTGGCAGCACTGTTTGGCCTAAAGTTAAAAAGGGCGAAGCCTTTATTTTTAGCAGCTTCGATCAAATAGCAGATTGCAAAAGAGAGATAATAAAAGAGTTTGTTAAAACAACAGATGCACAGCTAGCAAAAATTACAAGAGCTGTAGATAGAGGTCACGGAGCTGGAAATGGCTTGGCTATATCTGCAGTTCAGTCCGCTAAGGCTCTAGGAAGAATTGACAGAGCTTTGGGAGACAATAAAGAAGCTAAAGAACAGTTTCAAACTGCTTTTTCTGATTTTATGCAGAATGCGTTTGAAGAAGGGGAGATAACTCAAAAAATTTATGATGATATTATTTCTTTAACCATTGATTACTCTCAAGTAGTTACCGCTACAGGTGAAGTATCTGCAACTTATGTTCCTTCTATACGATATCAAGATAAGTATAGTAATCGGGTAACAGATAAAGCCAGGGAAAAACAAGTAAAAGATTTAATAGAGGAGTTCTTTAAACAAGTAGACGCAGGAGAAATAGCTGCAATGGAAGGCTCTTCTCCTCTTAGGGATAAAGTTTTTGCGGCTGCAATTACCAATCTTATTGATATAAAAGTCGATAAAAAGACCGGTACAGTTAAAGTTTCTTTGGATAGTAAAGTTGATCCTAAGAAAGTAAAATTGAAAACAAAAGGTAAGGCAGAGTCGAAAAATAAGGATAACACCAATAAGCAGGGTGATATAAAAAGAAGAGCAGCACAAACTGCAAAAATTGCAGGAGGAAGAAGAACTAGGGCTACTCAAAGTACTTCGAATATGAAAACTCTTCTTGGTATTCTGAATAGTAGAATTAATGATACTGTTGCCGCAAACATGGGAAGCCCCAGATTAGAAAATCAAACAGGTAGATTTGCAAGTAGTGTACGAATAACAGAAGTAACTAAAACTAGACAAGGCTTTCCTAGTATTGGGTATACATATGATACTACTCCTTATCAAGTATTTGAAAGCACTAGTGGAAGTAGATTTTCAAGCGTAGATAGAGATCCTAGATCTTTAATTGATGCATCTATAAGGGAGATTGCACAACAACTAGCTGTAGGCAGATTATATACTAGGAGAGTATAATGACAACGAATAATAGAACATATACTTCGCGTAGAGCTAATATTGTTCGTGCCTTGGCAGAAAAGCTAAAAGATATTGATGGTTCTGGAGCTTTTATATCAGATTTACAAAATAATGCTCATCCTACCCTTAAATTTTGGGATGAAGTAGAAGAGTTTCCGGCCATTCATTTGAATGCAGGAGCGGAAACCAGAGAATATCAGGGAGGGGGATATAAAGATAGATTTCTATCTATAACTCTTCGCTGTTATGTGAATGAAGACGATGCGCAAGAAGCGCTAAATGTTTTGATGGAGGACGTAGAGACTATACTAGAAGATAGTGCTCAATTAGAGTACTTTGATAGGCAAAATAATTCTTTCAAAACACAACAAATCACAATCATTAGTATTGATACTGATGAAGGTGTACTCGATCCTCTAGGAGTTGGAGAGATACTGATAGAGGTTCGTTATTAGAAAATTCTGGCACGAACAAATGTTCACGTCCAAGTCTTTTCAAGATACATAGGAGAAAACTATGGCACAACAATTATATTTTAGCCGCGACACCAAGATGTTCTTGGAGTTCGATAATGTTATATGGGAACTTCCTGTACTAGACGGCTTCAGTTTCTCTCAGGCTACGAATAGTTCTGAGATTACTTTGAATGAGATGGAATCTTCAGCAGGAGTATCACGACGTGGTCGTAGAGCGTTTAACGATTCTCTTGCTCCTGGTGAGTGGTCTTTTTCAACATATGTTCGTCCCTTCTTGGCAGCGGGAGCTGCTTTAGGAACAGGCTCCGCAGATACTGCAGCAAACGTGCACGCAGTAGAGGAAGTTCTCTGGGCACTGATGGCAGGTGCAAAAGATTATGATGGAGCTGCATTTGATGATGGGACTGCTAGTAACCCTCCAGCAGTAACTGATCATCAGTCTGATGATTTGGACATAAACTTTGGATCCTCTAACGTATCAGCTTTGGCTACCTTTAATCTATACTTTGTACTTGGTAATGACAATCACACAGTAATGAAATTAGACGGGTGTGTTGTTGGTGAAGCCTCAATTGACTTTGATATTGATGGTATTGCAACAATTGCATGGTCAGGTAACTGTGCAAATGTAAAGGACTTTACAGGTAGTAGTATTACTGCTTCTAGTTCTAACGTAGTAACGAATGTAGTAGTGAATGGTCAAGTTGCTCAAGGAGCAACAACTATTAACTTAGATGCAAACCATGGAG